GGATTTCAATCCCAAACAGATGCTGAAAAGTGTCGATCCAAAAGGTTTTGGAGTTCCGGAATGCCGAAAGGCTGATTTACCGGGACTTCATGTTAATCCAATGCTGAGGTGTTTTTGTAGATGGTAGGTTTCCCCCCAACTTACCTATAACTATGAATTAAGTTCCTTAGAACCGAGGTCTACCCAACTTCGGGTCCCAATGTGGGACAGTGATTTACGAGGTACTCAAAGTAATTTATTGAGCACGCTTGGACTCACGTATCTCGAATGGATAGAGATAAAGCAGTCTACTCGTAACCGTTCCTTCGAAAACGCTTTGCAATTGATCTCGCGAAGCGTTCTAGGAGGAACCAGGAGAACGGCGCTCCTCTGGAGAGGGGAGCGCCTCCTTCATAATTCGGTTAGAATAAGAATTATGGAGACAAGAGACTCACCATGTGTGTTATTTGAACACAAGAGTTTTTCAAAGGAATACAATCAACTAATGAAGAGGAAGTACCCAAAACGGCCAGCGGCCACTAAGGTGTACAGTTCCTCTGAAGTGAGGGGTATTCTGAAGAAGAACTCTTTGAGTCAGTTGGAGAAGTTACAACTCTTCACTCACTTTTCCGGCGAGAGTCGGTTCCTCTATGTTGAGGATCCGACAATCGTGGATCATGCTCTCGGTCTATCTCGAGCAGTAACGTTAACTTGTGAACTTCACAGGCAACCGCTAACTGTTCGGTCATGGATCCGGAACATGAGTTGTGGGCCATATTTTATTAATCGGCCTGGGAAAAGTGAAAAGTGGGGAGATGTGAGTCTACTCCGTTTGACTCTGTTTCTGCACTACGTGCGTGGGTTGAAGAAACTGGAGCGATTCTGCCCAGAGCAGGGGAGAAATCTGCCTGCTCGGGAATCGGAGATAGTGAATGTGATAAAATTTTCACTGGCTCGCCGATTCTCTCTAGAATCGTCCCAAGAATTGCCTATTGGAGGGAGGTGGATTGAATTGTTTCCGGAGACGGTGGGGAACTTTAAGTTTCCCCATCGTTCTCAGAGGATACGATTCTTTTTCTCCATCCTCCAATCAAAATCGTTGTGCCACCCGGTGTCTCCCGAAATTATACAAGAGACACTGGAATCGCACCGCCACCAGCTGTGTGCGCCGGCAGACACAATTCCAAAACCTCCCCCGGAATTTCTCAATATCTGTAGAGAAATCGGGAAGGACTTTGGGAAACGTGTCGCCAGCGTATACCAACCACATATGACTAAAGAGCCATCCACAAAGGCCACGGAAGCTTCTCCCCGGAAACGGGATGGGAAGCCTTTTGGCTGTAGGGGGGAACTTGAAGAGAAAGGGATCCTGACGGACCACCGTTCTCTCGAGTTACCTCGGATGGAACCCCTAGTCATAGGTCTCTTTGGACCCCCGGGTTCTGGAAAAACTACTCTCTTGACCAAGATGATATCAAGGTTAAAAGAATTCTTTCAGATGTCGGGGTTCAAAGATGAGGATTTTGTTTACTTTCGAAACCCTCATACTGACCATTGGGATGGCTACCGTGGACAATGTGTCACGGTAATGGACGATTTTGCGCAAGATGCACAGACTTGCCCTGATCTTGTTCAATTTGATCAGATTGTGTCTAGTGCGGAGTATGTTCTGCCAATGGCCGACCTTTCGGAAAAAGGACAGAAGTTCACATCAAGTGTGATCCTTCTGACCTCTAACCTCAAGTTCGGCCAGTCAGTATTCGTCCCCAGCGGACCTGTCGTACGACAGGTATCGTCCGTATGGCGACGAATCCATCTTCCTTATTCAATCATTTCAAAGGAAGATCCCACCCGCGACGTCCTCAATTCTGAGCATGAGGTCGTCTTCAAGGCTCGAAGGAGAGAAATATTCCGGTTAATCCCGGACTATACTCTCCAACGAAGTCAGTGGGATAATCATTGGCAGAATGGAATGACTTCTGACAGCGACTCGAGTGAGTACGGTCGGGCCTCATTAAGATTTGAGTCCCGGCCGTGCTCCGAGCACTCGCTGATCGGTGATATGGTTTCGGCCGTAACTCACCATCAGGATCAGAAGTTTTCCGAGAAGGGAATTTGGTACCAGCAGATATGCTCGGGGGAGTGGGACGTAAAATATCCCATTCCTTCGATCACACCTCCTCGTACCAATAAGGCGATCTTTCGGGATTGCCTTTTCCCTAGTACTCCGGAGAATATTTCTCCATCTTGCAAGGTTGTGGGAATACCTGAACCTTTGAAAGTCCGCGTTATAACCGCAGGGTCTGCTGAAGCACGGTGTTTAAAACCACTTCAGCTCGCCATGCATAAGGCTCTTGTGTCGTACCCAGAATTTAGTTTGACTGGGTCCTCTCAAGAGTCAGGTCTTTCCATCTTCGAGTCATCAAAAAAACAACTCGAAGCCATAGAAAGAGAAATGCGGACAGTTTGTAATCGATATCCTGGGAGAAAGTATAAAATGCTCTCAGGCGATTACAAAGGAGCTACTGATGCCTTCTTTATGGAAGTCACTAAGACCCTTCTGGAATCCATTCTGGAATCCATCTCCCACGAACCCACGAAAGTGTGGGCAAGATGGGAGTTGGACTCGAAAGAATTACGATATCCAGATGGGGTCTGTGACTATCAGACCAGAGGGCAGCTCATGGGCTCTATTCTGAGCTTTCCCCTCCTCTGTCTGGCAAACAAGGCCCTCTGTTTGATGTCAGGATTCCCACGGGATTCCTTCATTATAAACGGAGATGACCTATTTGCTAAGGTTGAGGAGGAGAAAATTCAGAATTGGTTCAGGTTGGGGGGAGAGGTGGGATTGACCCCCACTGTTGGAAAGACATACGTGGATGAGGAGTTTGGTACTCTCAATTCGCAATTATTTTTCCGGCAGTGGGGGACCATCCCCCCCTCCCTCGAGGAAGAACTCTCTGTAGAAGGAGATCTTCTCCACACGGGAAAGCTTACGCTAATTCCCCGTGAGGGTAAGATACTTGGAGAGACATATCGGGAACTTCAAAAACTATTCCCGGAATGTCCCTCGCCCCTTCTACGGGAGATTTATATTTCTTCCAATTCCCGTAACCTACGGCAATTAGTTTCTTCATTGAATGTTTCATATCGCTGGGGGGGTTTGGGTCAGCGCTTTTCGGGCCGGTACGACGAGAAACTTGCGAAACAAGTTTACTTTGTCAACCTATACCGACGATGCGCCGCCAAATCCCTCCCGATACCTGGAAGTTCTTATCATTTCCTCTCTATTCCCGTGTCGACAGGAATCGGGACTCCATTGACCCCTGAACGACTGCAGTATTTGGAAACACATACTGCCGTTCGGGAGTGTTCTTTGGTTAACCGATTCCGCGCCTTACGTGGAATGGATCCTGAGGTAAATGAGGTAGAAGAGCTGACTCGCTCCCAGTTCGAACAGAGCTGGAAGAAGCTGAGCGCTCTCTGCCCCGCCCTACAGGATGTATGCGGTGATAAGGGGGTCCGACTCTCATCGCTACCTCCCCTCGATACGTTCTTGAGGGGGTATGCGATGGTTCGTTCCTCTCGCCTCACTGAGGCGAAGAAGGTGATAGTTGATCATCTATTCGGGGAAGTCGAGTTTCATAAACGACTTCCCCTATCAGATGACGATTTTGATCCCTGTTTTGATCTCCCTCTCGAGGGGGCCCAGATCTGGGATCACCTATCTACCTTCCTTCCAGTGGAAGATAAGGATACCGTACTGGAGGTATTGAAAATGTCAGAATTTCTGCATCCCCAAGCTGGGGTGCAGCTCGATGAGGAATTGCTACAACTCCCCATCCTACTCCGGGAGGATATCTTTCCTCGTCCGGGGCGAGACCTGTAATATTGGTCCGATCAGGTTCTGGCATTCTCAACAGTACGTTGGGCCTTTGGAGAGAAGTGGGTACGCCCATTCTTTCCCCCGCTTAGTCTTTCTTTGCGGGAGACCCTTTAGTATCATCTTCCTGAAACATTCGTGTGCTTTCTCTTAAGGTACACATTCAATATAGTAATCTGATCCCTCGATTGGGGGGTGAGGTATCAGTATGGCCTAACTTAGAAGAGGGGCTCGACTTCCCAGGTGACAAACAATTGTTTGCCCTGGGAAAGTTGTTTTCCCGCTACTTTAGTCCCTGCTGGTTGCAATATCCTAGCCCAACAGAAATTGGATACTATATTGGTTCTCCTGAGCTCACACGAGTCCCTTCCCATAGGATAACGGAAGGGGAAATCGTGAGCTTAACCAAGAGCACTTGTTATTGTGCCCTAACTGAAGAAGTCCTTTATCAGTAGACTGGTTTCATTTATACCTAGGCCTGTGGCCAAATGAATCCTCTTGAAATTTAGGAATCCACCAAGGTCGAGAGACCTCTGGTTAAATGTTCTTCACTTAGTGAACATGTGCTTACTTACAGGGG